CGCCGCCGACGCCGACGCAGCTGCTGCTAATAACGCCGTTGCTAATGGTAGTGATGATGGCGTTATTGCGTCGACTTCCAACGATCGAAATGTCTCCCTTTCCCAAGACGTTTGCGGTACGGGAATGATAACGATGAAACCGAAACATGAGGCTTATATAAACTATAAAGATCGTCTGGCGACGTTTACAAACTGGCCGCGGGACATTTACCAAAGACCGGACGATTTGGCGAGCGCCGGTTTCTTTTACACCGGCCACAATGACGCGGTCATATGCTTCCAGAGCAATTGCGGACTGTGTGATTGGAAACCTACAGATCAAGATCCGTGGCGCGAACACGCCCGCTGGTTTCCCCGATGCGAGTACGTGATCGCCATGAAGGGGAAAGACTATGTTCAGGAAAGCATCAGTATAGCTTGCATCGTTAAAGAAACGTTGTTGTTGGCATCTTCGTCGTCGCAGTCTTCACCTAAAAAGGAGAACGACGAAGACGATGGGTTGTGCAAAATCTGTTTCGATAGACACCGCAACGTGTGTTTCGTGCCGTGCGGCCATGTGATCGCGTGCGAGAAATGCTCGCGAGCCATTGAAAAGTGTCCCCTGTGTCGCATTAAATTTTCTCACACTCAAAAACTATACTTTGTATAAATGTATTACGATCAATAAAAATACACACTTTTCAAGATTATACATTATTTTTTATTTTATCTATATAATATCACATCATATCATCACCGCTATACATATGTTCGTCGTCATCGTCGTCCAATTCGTCTCCGCTGCTTTCCATCTTCATAAAGGCCGAAGTAAAGTTTAGTTGCCTTTCGATCGATTCAAGATTGGACCTATCGTCGTCGTCGTCTATGCTGTCCATGTATTTGGCTTCGTTGGAGAGTTTCTGTTCAAGTTCCTCGATGTCGTTGAGGACGACGTTGATTTTGTCGAGTTGCGGCTCGTAGTTTGTGTGGTCGATGCCGAATTCCGCTTCGGTAAAGTCGCGCACCAGCGAGAACACTTTGCGTTCGTGTTCGCGTTCAATGATGCTCTTGATGTTTTTCTGCGTCAGCAACTCAATGACCGCGCATCCCGGTCGGGTGCTGCACATTATTATAGCGACGACGCCGTCGTCTCTAAAGTATTTTTCCAAGTAGTCCTCGTCGATGCCGCCGTTGTCGTAGACGGACTCGCCGCTCACGGGCCATTCGAGCAGCAGTCTATTGGTTATGGTGGTTTTGTAGTGTATGTTTTTCGTGTTGCGTTCGATGGTCTGATAGATGTTGTGGCTGAGAAGTTGCGCGACGTTAGTTTCATAGTACTCGGCGACGTCGTTCTGTAGCCTCAACGCGCCAGAATAGATTTCGTTGGCCGTCTTGCGCAGGGGAACGATGTTGTCGTTGAAATAGACGGTGAGATTGTCCTTTTCGTTTACGTACTGATTGTAGACTCGACGATTGGGTATCACGGACAACACTTGCAGAGCGTTTCCCAGAGTGCTGTGGATCTTTTCGTTGCTGTTTTCGGCGACGATGCCTGTGGCGACGGCGACAGAGGGTCGGGATTTTTTGTACACGAGCTGTAGATTGTTGACTTTGCTGGTGATGTCGGCTTTGGTCGCGTTCCTCGGCACGTTCAGCAATTCGTAGTAACTGATCGCGTCGAGGTTGATGTAGTAGAGAGCATCGTCGTCGTCGCGTTTGAGTTTGGTGGGTGCGGCGGCGGCGGCGGCGGCGGCGGCGGTCGCGACAATCTCGGACGTGCTGCTGGTTCTGCTTCTGCCGCTGCTGGTGCTCTCTCCGCTGGCGGTGCGCTGTTTGGTCGTGAATCGTTTAACCTTCTCGGCTCTGACTACGGGCGGCGTCGCCGATATAGCACGTTTCCTCGGCGAGACGACGGCCGTGGTGGGCGAGACGACGGCCGTGGCGCCGACGGCCGTTCGGAACCTCGGCGAGGTGCGAAGAGGAGTTTTGTTCAGCGGCGTCGTTCTGTTCATTGTCGCCGAGACCGGTAACGATGACGGACGTGATCGCCGATTTCAACAGACTGTACGACAGGCTTCGCGAAAAATACAATTTGCGCTACTACTTGAATTGCAACAACAAATCGGTGAATACGTGCACGATCAAATACCTGCAGGAGCGACGTTCTTACTTTTGTTGCGCGGTCGATTCGTTCGAGCGATGCGTGCTGCACAAGTGCGTGCTCGTCATTTTCGGCACCTGGCTAGACTTGGAGTTTCGATGCGACGACGAGAACAAGTCGGCGCAGTTCAACGGCACGTTCATGATCGACGGCCGCTACCTCAGCTTCCCCAACATAATGATGAACAACAACATACTCATACACAACTTTTACGATAAACTCTACTCGAAAGACTGCAAACGCATGTTTCTCTACGGCAATCTCGACGAGGAGAAGAACATCAACCGCGCCATCCAACTGGTCTACGACAATCAACGGGACGTGCTGTTCGCTCGAGACGTGTACGCCAGCGACTACGTCGTCACCGAGGATTTGAACGCCATCCTCGAAATGTACTTGAAGAACAGCGGTAAATGGGCGCCGCTAAATTTCATCTTTGACTTTTCCAAGGCGCAGAGTTTACAGTTGGTGAACCAAATTAAAAAGATCATGGCCACCGACATCAACTACACCATCGACAATCTATCGAACAAGATCATCTACAAACACGACTACCTCCTCTGGCTCATCTACAAACCGATACTGAAAAACTATAGCGCCCTCGTGGAATACACCGCCGACGGCGGCGCCGGCAACGGTGATACCGTCAGCAACAACGCAACGACGACGACAACGACAACTCAGTCTCGAAAGAAAAAGATTCAATCGATTCTCTTCCCCAAAGAGTGTAAAAAAGTCATCGACACCATAGTGAACGGGAAACTCATATACTCGGTCTCGAAAACGTTCAGCAAACAGAAAAAGAATTTCATCAACTATCAGGACAACAGCAGCAACAACAACATCGAGATCAATCTTCCCTCGTTGAAATATCGCATCGGCAACGAAGTGGTGCGCATCACCAACGACACGATGCGCCAAGACATGCTAAAGCAAAAATTTGATTTCATCAAATTCATCGACAACTTTTTTCACGGCGAAATGACGGTGGCGGGCAAAAAGTTTTTCCTCTGCCGCGACGTAAGGCTACCCAGCGTCGATTACGATTCCGTGGCTGCGAAATTCAAGTCCCTCCTCGCGCTCAATCTAATAAAAATCGCACAATACGACAACAACAACGATGACAACGACGACGACAAAGACGAAAACTATGAAAAAGACAATGTGCTGATCGCGTTCAACAACCGTCCGACCATCTTTCAGTGCGATCGCAACAAGCTCATATACATTGTGTACGAATTGAAACGCAACAAGTTCCCCATCGAGATAAAGTTTCACAACGATATTCTCTTTTTGAACCATCACGAGGGCATGATATGTATCAAGAAAAAGCTAAAGATCCGCAGCGAGGCGGGCGTCGCCAAGATCATGGCACTACTCACGCCCTACGAGTATCACAACGAGCTGTCGTATCTGCGCACCGTCGACGGTATCGACGTCGAGGAGGAGAAGCATTGCTCGCAGCTCATGTCCAAACTGCTACACTATTACTACAAAGACATACTGTCCATGTTTGCCACTACGCCGGTGCCAAAGTCTATAGTTTCGCTGACGAACTTGAAAAACGCCATGCCCGTCGTCACGTACGACGCGTCGAGCGACGCGAACGTGTTCCTCGACAATCTGCCCGTGGGCAATAGCGTCGTCGTCGCTCCCGAGATTATGCGCAACGACAAAATGTTTCGACTGTGGACGCTGGTGCGCGACCACAAGCTCATGACCGCCGAGGACCCCTACATCCCCGACAACAAGCTGCCCATCCGGCTCTATAATAACAAGATCAACAAACTGAAAGGCAAGCTAAACTATTCGAAAAACGAAGTGCCCAAGATAAAGTATTACAAGAGCGCGCAGAACAATTGCGTGCAGGTGCAGGGCGGGCACGTGCTCCACGCGGCCGGCGTGGTCGTGTCCAACGTCAAGATCGGCTGGATCTACGACGGCAAACGCTACAAGATCGAAACGTGTCGCAACAAGAATTTCTACGTGTACAAAATCTACGTTTACTATCGACAGATCGACAAGCAGCAAGTGGAGAGACTCGACTCGTCGTTGACCGTCACCAACAACACGGTGTACGTCAAGTTGGTGATCATCACGTCCACGGCCAATTTGGAGGGCGTAAAGATTTGCGGCGTTCACGGCCAGAAGGGTGTGATGAACGGCAGCGAAGATTTGACAGAGTGGATGGCCGAGGACGGCACGAGCGCGCAAATCTGCCTCTCGCCCATCTCCTACCTGTCGCGCCAGTCCAACTTTGAAAACATCGAGACAAAGTACGTGGTGCGCGGCGGCGATCACTCGGACCCCGACGCGAAGCGCTACCCCATCTTCAACATACCGTACATGTTCTTCAGCAACACGCCCGACAATATCTTCAAAGAGTTCATCAAAGGCAACTACACGGGCCACGAAAAGGTGGAGGGCACCCGTCTCGACCAGTGGACGATAAACCAATCGTTTGCGGGCAACCGGTGGGCCGAGAGTTTGCAGTGCATTCGCGGAGGCAACAACTTGCCCGACAACAGCGGCGAATTCAACGTAATGTCCAGCCTGCTACATTGCAACAATACGATAATGAGATGACGACGATCTCGACGTTTGGGTCTATTTCGGCGAAAAGACAAGGGTAACGATTCGTTCCCCTTGCCGTTTCGCCGAAACTATATGCATTGTCGATGATAATTATGATTATGATAGAAAGAGTTGATTTCTTTTATTGTAGATGTATTTGTAGCATGTGATGCAGAATACGGTGTTGTCTTTGACGACGGCTCTGTATTTTTCAAAAAAATTATCGCTCGGTTTATTCGTGTATCTTTTGTGCAAATAAACGATTTCTTCACACAAAATGCATTTTGAATATCTATTCATCCTTATACTTGAAATCACTACTATTATACTCGAAAGTAAAGTATTTTTATTTTGTGTCAATAGTAAAACTTGAATTGGTTCCCTAGAGAGTTTTCAAACGTGAACGCGTACGCCGTCCGTTTAATGAAATCGGATAGTAAGTCTTCGACGCCGAGACCGACTTGATCGAGCAAACCCTGAATGTCCTCGTAGTACATGTTGTGCAAGTGTTTTGTCGTCTGATAGGCATTGTTGATGGTGAGACAGCGCATCGCGTTATTTTTCAACAAGACATAGGGGAACTCGAAGACGCATTCAATCTCCTCGCCGACGATCATTTTGAAATTGCGTTTCACTTTGTTTCCTTTGATGATTTGTATCATCGGTGGCGGTTGTGTCGAGACCGTCGTCATACTGTAACACACGGTGCCTTCGCCGTCGTTGACATCCTGTTCGGGTATAGGTTGGCAGACGAAACGATAGCCGAGGAACGATTCGACTTTGAAATCGGGCAACTGTTTGTAGTTTTCGATATTATGATGCCGAACCTCACATCCTTGAGAATTTTTGTAAACGTTATTTTCGTCGGATACGACTTTGTCGTCGTTATCGTTGTTCGATGGTGACCGTGACAAAGACGACGAAGACGAAGACGAAGACGAAGACGAAGACGACGTTGCTGGCATTGACGGTCCATTTAGCATAAGAACGACGCAGTAGGCGTCGCGGTCGATCCGGTTCAGCGCCTTGACGTGATCGTACAATTGCACCATTCCCGTCGGATGGTAGAGAGTGTACGAGTAATATTCAATGTTTAGAGCGTCGAATTTGCTGAACGACGCGATCGCGACGGCAGAGTCCTCGACGCTGGCGATGGCCGTGAACGCGGGATTGGGCAGGAACGACATGGACGTGTTCGGCGACAGCAACACGTCGTTCGGTGGAAGTTTTTGTATGTCGTCGTCGATGATAATGACTCCGGCGTCGATAAGGACATCGCGATCGTCATTATTGTAGTATTCGTCGTTCCAAAGGCGTTTCGTC